AATCACTTACGCCCCGTAGATACAAGTTCATTTTTCTTTACATCTTTCCAATCAATTGGAATGATTTTCCCGCCTTTGTACTGCATATCATTTTCAACAAACACTTCATGTGGTACATTGAGAATTGCTTGCTCTACATTACTCTTGTATTGTTTTTCCATCTCTTCAGATGCTGGTTTACCTGTAGCCATGTCTGTAAGATTTCCCAATCCATCTTCTTGTAAACCAAGTGCTTGTGCTTCAATGCTGCTCAAACGATTTCTCAAATCTACAATGCGATTGTTTTCTGTCATCATCTCACGCAACTCTTGCTGCGCTTGTTCATCTTCTTGGATTTCTTTTTGAATCATACTGTGAGCGTATTTTGCATCTTCATCAGTAATCATTCAAACGTCACCACCTCAATGTAGCGCGGAAGATTTCGCTCTACGTCAGCCTTGAACAATTGAATCTTAGATGTTAAGTCAACGTTTTGTGTTCCTTCAGGAATCAATACGCTTCGGTCATCAGCAAGAAGCAAGTCAATCACTACAAGTTTTGTGCAAATATCCTCAATTGCTTTCTCTACGTATCGCTCACCATAAACGTAAGCCACCTTAATTGCGTTCCACTCAAAGAAAGGATAGGAGTTGTTGAAGTAGATGATACCCATTTCGTGGTCGCACCACCAATCACGAAGGCGGCCAACGTCACCACTACTACTGCCACCTTGTAGGTCAACAACAAATGTGTCTTGAGAGATTTGTCCACCAATGTCGCTAAGAGCGCTTCCTACGACAATAGCGCAACCGGTAAAGGAAGTATCTGTTATTCCTGTGTATCTGAACACATCACCACTCGCATCAACACATACACCTGCTTTTGCAAATCCAGCAGTAGAATCTACATTGATAGTTGTAGAAGCAAGACTACTGAAAGTAGCAGTAAGTGCTGTTGTTTGTTTGAATTCAACTGTACTATCTGTAGTAACGATAGAACAGGTTTCACCAGCCTTTACACCACGCATACTCGTAACTTTGACTTTCCCCGTACCATAATCTGCGTTGGCTGTAGCAAGGAATTCATTGTGTACGCCAACTTGATTACTACTTCCTTCTAATGTAAATGCAGGGTCAAAAGTCACGCTTGCTTTACTAACTCTATCTTCTTTGTTAATCAAGTCAGCAAGATTTTGTGCGGTTGTTGTAGAGTCAAAATCGGCTCGCCATTGTGATGTAGATGTACCAGCGGTCAGTGTAGCCGCACTCCCGTTACCGGGCGACATTACAATTGAGCCTGAAATTGCTCTAACATCTTCAGGTAGATGAATTCGCGCTTCTGCCGCACCAATCTCTCTGTAATCGTCACCTTGCCACAACTCAATACGTAGAATCTGCTGTACATTACGGAAAAGAAGTGGTGCTGTACCTACATAATCAGTATAGTATCGGCGTCGATATGGTTTGTAGGTATCGAAATTGATGTATTCGCCTGTGACAAGATAGGGTCGCCATGCATTGTGTGTAAGATTGTCAATCTTATCTTGCATGATTTTGATAAGATGCTCTACGTGATTCTTGGTCACACCACGTGTGCGACCGTTGGTGAAAGATGCTTGATTTTGCACATACGCATTATCGGCTACTTGGTAGTTTGCGTGTGTGATTGAACCGGTAAAATTTAATTTTACGCCAAGAGAATCAGAAGTAATTGATGTAATCACCCGTTCAATACCCAATGGGTCTGCGTCTGAATAAATAAGAATGGTATCATCGACAGAAAAACCAATATTTCTGTAATCTGAACCCGTAATAAATACACCTGTCGCGGCACTGTCACCACTGACAAGAACTGCCTCTTGTGGTCCGATACCAAGTAAATCAGCCACCTTTTGTGCAGTTGTATAGACGATAGAATCAGGGTCTAAAGGACGGGTTTCTGCTTCTCCGGGGCTGAATACTACGGGCAATCATCTCACATCCTGTTCTTTTCATCACGGTGTCCGAGATTGTATTCCATTGGTCTACCACATGAACCACATTTGGCTGTCCACATGAAGTGGAGAAGACCACAGTGTTTACATCTTGTGCCTGAACCAATATTGAGAATGTCGCCTACTTCAGATGTACGAGAACGTTGTGATTTGACTACACCCTGTAGAGGGCGGTCTGTATTCATGACCTTGTTGTGGTCAAAATTAACGTCAGATACAACGCCTTGCTTTTGAGAACGGGATATGTCTTCAAAGTCGATAGACCTAACATCGAACCCCATACATATTCCTCACGCTCAACTTGTAGTCACAATAATGTAAATGTTACCGAGAACGGTAAACGGGTCGGCTGTTGTACAGGTATTACTACCAATAGCAGTAGTAATAGCCGTTTGAATAGCCGATACGTCATCTACAAATTCCTTTTGGGAAAAAGGACCAAGTATGGTACAAGATTTTGCCACGGAGAATCAACTCCGTAATCAACTTCTACGACCGAGCGCCCACCAGCGACCTGTCATGCTTGATACACATTCGATAACTAAACCTGTACCACCGGTATGGTTTACGAATGCACCGTCAACACCAGCGCCTGTTTGGGCGCCACCTTGGTCTGCCATAACACCTGATGCCAAAACTTCAACCAAAAGTCCGGTCAAGTCAATACTACCCGAGTCAACGCTTGCCGCGTTCCATGTGCCTGTGTAAAGCATCATATTTCCGATTGCTGTTGGTCTTTCATCTACTGTACTGCTAAATGCCATTATTCATCATCTCCTTGTGGATGTTCCTCGACAGGTGACTCTTCTACTTGAACTTGCTCATTGTTTTGGCCTTCACTTAGGTAGTTACCAACCAATTCAAGAGCGCGACCCTTAGTGGTGTAACCCGAAGGTACAACACCATTTGTAGATAGCCATGCGAGAATGTCTGTGCGCTTCCAACCTGCATCGGGTACGCCATCAATAGTGGGTGCTTGTTCATCACCTTCGATAAGCCAATTTTCAGGGGCTAATCGTACACGCCACTTGTTGAGCCATTCACGTGACACCTCATGGGCCTCACCACGTATTCGCGGTGTAGGTCCATCGAGGGTCACACTGTATGATGGCCCAAGATAAGTTACAGTAGGCACTGTAACTCACCTCAATTGAGTAGCATTAGTGTTGCTGTGAACTGACCACCGGCTTCACCGTGAGCCACAAGTGCTGGTAGTGAACCACCGGTCTTGGTAGCAGGTGCAGTACCTGTGTTGGTGAAAGTCAATTGTAGGTCTTTGTCAGTCACGTTGAAAGAGTAACCAATGATTGATACAATCTTTGAAGCACCTGCACTGATAGTCAATGTCTGTTCAGCCGCATCCGCTAGAGTAGCCTGAATGGTTACCATTCGTAGGCTTCCTACTGCATTTCCGTCAGTGTTTTGTGCGGTAAATCCAGTTAGAGAGCCGGGGTATGAACCGCCGCTGTTTCCGCTCAACCAACCTGTTTCATCAACAGGTGTTCCTGTTCGCATATCAAGGTCCAAAAGAACCGAGACTGTTCCTGTTGAGAAGTCACCATCATCGAATGAGATTTCTAGTCCTTTTCTTGTGTATGTTTCTGTTGCCATAATTCATCATCTCCTTGTTTATTGTTTTTTTTACCCTCACTTGAGGTCACGGATTGAACCTTGACCTCCGAAGAAAGTAGTCCATAGTTCGCCCATTGAGCGGTACATTCCCTCTTGTCCGAGGCGGTTGATGGCGAACGGGTCACCAGTTTCAATACCACTCTCAAAGTATTGGGTTGGAATTGCTGTACTGAAGTACAGGTAGTCAGTGTCAAGGAAGTACATACGGCTTAGACCGTCCTTTGTAACGTCCTTGCTTGGAATGATTGGAACACCGTTGTATGTTGCAACGATAAAACCAGCCTCAAGACCGGGTACACCCTTTACACCGTTGTAGGTTGGGGTGACACGCTTCTCTTCCATGAATCGCTGTTGCGACTGTAGTAGTTGCTGTAGACGCATTAGTGTGTCATAGCCAGTTAGGATAACCTTGGGGTTACCACCACGTTCCCATACTTGCTGGAACAAAGTGTCCAAGTGGTCAAGGGAAAGAGTTCGGCGGCTACCTGATGCACGGTCTGCACCACAGTTGACTTCAGCGTTGGACCAAGAGTTTGCACTTCGGTCGATGCTGTAGATGTCAAGGTCGTTTGCACCACAGTGGTCAGTACCAGCGCTTGCGCCAGTTTCCATTGATGTTAGTCCACCGGATGAGCCACCGTCGTTTCCTGTAACACGGTCGAGTGATTCAAAGTCGTTACCGGCTACGGTTTCGGAATCCTCAAGAAGCATCTTGTTGATATGCTCTGCGTGGTGCTTGCCCATCTCTTCTTTGAGGACAGCACGAATGTCGCCAAGTCCGTCATCCTTGTCAGCCAAGAACATTGCAGTTTCGCTCATGTCGAATGTGTGAACAATCGTCTTGGGCTTTGCAGCAATGTGCTGGAAGGCTGGCTTGGTTGTGTCGGGTAGGGTTGCATTTTCAGCAACACCGCCACCAACTGTGAAGGAAGGTCGTGAAGTAATAACTCTCCATCCACTTCGCTCCCACGGGCGCTTGGGTAGAATGCTAAATGCATTGAATTCTTGGTTTAATTGTGACCAAACCTTGCGACCGTAAATCGCTTGGTAAGTACCACCAGTTGTGGACAGCATAGGTGCGTCAGCCTTCAAAAGTTCTGAACCACTGTATGAGTAGCCCATCGCGTTACCTGCGCCATAGAAGTAGCGCTCCATGTCTGTGATTGTTCGGATGTAATCTCTTGCCATTTTTCATCATCTCCTTTTTTCATTGTTGTGTGTTGCTCATGCACCTCGGAACGACTCGTCTGCGAGTCGGTGTACCTCATCCCAACTCATGTGGGCGAGGTCCTCGGTGGATGGAATGGTTACAGTGCTTCGACCTTGGGCCTTTGCAATTGTGGTTGATTCTGTGCTGATGTTGTCAATGCGCTCTCCGAGTGCTTCGATAGCCTTGCTGATTTCTGCAAGTGGGCCGCGAGCATCGAACTGCTGCTGCTCTTGCTTCTGAACTGCGGCCTGAACTTCATTTTCATAACGAGTTGCGAACTGCTGTTCAAGACTACCACGGAAGTTCTGCTCTTGTGCTGCTGCCTTGTAAACCTCGTATGCGGCTTCAATGTCTGCGTCAGATACCGTGTCAGCGGTCAAGTAACCCTTCTTTACAGGTCCCAAAGCACCTGCTGGTTGCTTGCCACCACTTGCGGAAACTGCGTTTGCGGCTCCTGTAGATGGTGAACCTGATTCTTGTCCACGACCACGCACTTGACCGGCGAAGTAATCAGCACCGTCAACGGAGTCAGGGTTGTCGAATCCACCAAGTTGTGCCTTGTTCAAGTCATCAAAGTGCTGTCGTGCGGCTCCTGTGTCCACACCAGCACTCTTGAGAGTGTCTTCCATCCATGAAAGGTATTCAGCAGTAATAACATCGCTGTATTCGTTACCCTTTTCCATGTTGTACATCTTCTCTTCTTTATCATCTTCTTCGTCTTTCTTTTCATCTTTTTCTTCAGACATAGGTTTGTCCTCTTTTTTGTCTTCCATGTGTTCACGAAGTTGTGGTGGCATTCCCTTCTCCATTGAGTCGAGTCGTCCTTCAAGTCGTGTCAATACGCTGTTCATTTGTTCCATTACATTATCATCTGTCATAGTGGTGTCCTCCTTCAATATACGAAAGGATGCTTCGGGGTTTATACCCTTTTCACAAATTGTTATTTCGTGAAGTTCAAGTTTACTAATTTCTTGGTAGTCGCCGTGTTCTTTGTCACTCTTACGCATTCTCTTGAATGCTTGACCACCGATTGAGAAACCAGTAAGATTACCGGAACGAATTTCTGAAGCCACTTCGCGTGCCTTTTCAATATCGTTTCGGAGTTTAACAACAACAAACATACCGGTGTCATCCACTTCGGACTTCCACATACGGCCATCGTTGTCTGTGTAGGAAGGAATCACAGTTCCAACCTGAATGTTTGAATGAGCGAGTTGAACATTAGCGTGTTCAGGGGCTGCCATGAACTTCTTGAAAGCATCGTTTAATGCCCCGCGTGTAATAAGGTCGCCCTGCTTGTCAACCAATTCTACGCTTGCGTAACCTGCAACAACCAAGTCCTTACCACTCTTCAGCAGAGTGATTTGGTCAGGGTTTCGCATACGAAGTTGCCCAAGCATTGATTTCCATAACATCCTGTCATACTATATGAATGTTATATTATGAAAATCGAACAGTGGGTTGGTCGTCATCAATATCAAAATCGACGGACTCCCCCTCATTTGTACTTAATTTAGCATGTGAAATACGCTTCTTTCCTTTTTCAGCCGGTGACATTGTTTTTTCGGGGTCTTCACCGGGTCTTGGGCGCATGTCATAATCAGGTAATGTGGACTCATCTCTCAAATTTGTTGGTCCTCTTGGTGACTCTACAGGTGTAGCCATGTCTATACCCAAACCTTTCGGTCCTGTCCATGTCATTCTTTCTTTAGAAATTACATCTAACGCTCGCAAAGCAATTTCCAATGCTTTGACCATAGACGGTTTGAGGAGGATGTTGCTTTCTTTTTGGTCAAGAACACCTGCTGATTCTCTTTTAATGCGTTTTGGGTCAACTTTTTTGGGTACAACATTTGTTTCGTCTTCTTCATCTAATTTTTCGACATAGCCCTTTAACATTAACAAAACTACAGGTTCCCAAAACGGTCGAAGACTTTCAGACAATTTGTATGAGTAATTACTCTTTCTCAAATCACCCATAACACAAATTGGATTTTCAAGATACCAAGAGTCATTCCATTTTTTAACTTGATATTCAACGGTATCAATATCTTCTAACATAATTTTAATTATTCCATCATCTAAATCAACATCATGTGGTATTATCATAGGCGGATAACTCTTTGTCAATAACGAAAGTGTTTCACTACTCGCGGGACCCTCACCTTCACCTTCTTTTTCAATAGATGTAATTTGTACATTGAATACATCACGACCACCCCGTGTCTTTTTTGTTACACCGGAAATTTTTGCTTCTACAATATCTCCTTCTTTGAACGGTTTTTCTACACGATGAGCCGTTCCAACATCCATGTAATGTTTACCATCCAATTCTACGGCTCTATTTCCAAGACCTTCATTTGAAAGAATTGGCCCTGCACCTAATTGGTATGTGTATGGTCCCTTACCTCGTTTGTCGAGAATAACAAAATTCAAAGTTTTTCCTTCGCGTAGTATCAACCATTTTGGATGTCGTTTTTCTCCTTTCATGTACGTTGATTGTGAATCACGAAGCAAAACATAACCATCTTTCTTCAAATCATTTACGGCACTTTCTAAACCTTCTCTATCCGTTACACGTGTGTTGAAGGGGCCGGGTATGGAAATTCCGTCATGACTTTCCAATTGTCCACGAAGAATTTTCAAACGCTCATTTGTGTTCATATCTGATGTATCTGTACCATCATACGAAATAATATCATGGACGAAAAATTCATCATCTTTCAAAACACCATCAACAATAAAATCACTTTCACTTAATTTAGGTGCAGCATCACGGATTTTTTTCGGGACACCTCTTTTTTTACCATTTTCATCAAGGAATAATGTGTCATCATCTTTGATTAAAAGTAAACGAGTTCCTTCATACCAAGTCGATGCAACCCAAGAATCACTAAAGCCTTTGAATTCTTTCAAATCATCAAGAGAAAAGATTCGGTGCATGGGTCGAATAAGTGGAACCCAATCATCCTTACTTGCTTTTGTCAACAATACATCAGGGTTTAACAAACTCATTAAGAAGCCTGTCATTTCACCAGTTGAAACATTGTATGGGTCCGAAGCATGTGGGTCGTCATAACCTCTTTCTCGTAATTGTGGAGACTTTTGCGGCGTAACACCGGGTAAATTCATAATTTGTGTGACATTATTGCCGTGTACATCCCTCATCATTTGGTCTGATGTTGGATAAACAAGTGTGGGGAACTCATTGGCAGCGAAATACCAATTACCATTAACACCTATTTCGCCATCAAACGTCGGGGTAACATAATCCGAAGCCCAATCTTGTAACCCACTGTTCCATACTGGATTGATACTACACTGACTTTCGGGCGTAGGAGGTGAAATGGGCCGATTATCCCATTTTGCTTCTTTAGACATTTTTTGTTGTTGTGTTGCTTCAACACTTTCAACGCCTTCTTCGCCCATTTGCGCTTGTTCAGGATTTAAAATATACAAACTATCAAGATTATTTTTACTCATTCTTGTGGCCCGTTTAATGTGTTTTTTTGTCAAACCCTTCACGCCATGCAAATCATTTGAAAGGAAAGACAAACCATGATTTCCTAACAACGGATTAAACATGTCTCGCGCTCTTTGTTCAAACGCACGCGGTACACTGTGTAATTCATGTGCATTCCAAGCACGGGTTTTTTTGGCTGCTCCACCGCTTACTTTGAGATTACTCTGTCCTTCTTTCAATAAATCATGATAATCTTCACCATGATATGGTGTCAAATCTAAATCGTGTGCATTTGGTAAATTACCATCTGTAAGAAGAGAATGCATTGTAGCGACACGGAAAGGTTGATTCATTTCATTAGAACGTCGTATGACTTCGTTTACATGTTCTTTATGCTTTGGTGTTGTCGGTAAACCCAAAAGTTCCAATGCTTCTGTATCAGTCATATTTCCATGAATCTCCGCACCGTGATTCAAAATATGATTTGCAATACTAGCGTATTCATCACCGGATGTTAAACCCTCAATATTAGGAATTTCAACATCATCAACACCATAAGCATGGGAACGTAAATTGTGAGAATTGTGTTCTTGTATTAGAAGCGCTCTTTCTGCTAATCGAGCCAACTGCCCCATATCATGCGTAAACTGCATTTTGTCATCTTCGGGGAAGGAATGTGGTACGGCTTCTTGAATTTGAGGAAGGAGAATTTTCATCATTTGTGTGATTGCTTTATTGTCTCCATCTAATTTAGTGTCGCGTTGTTTTACTCTATCTTCCCAAAAACCTGATTTAGATTTGGGTTGCATATTACTTGCTTCAGTTTGCATAGTAAACAAAAGACTTCGTAGTTCTTTGATTTCTTGTTGAAGATTAGAAATACCCTCGGGTGTCATTTCACCCATTTCTTTTTCTTTGTCGAGTTGTTGTTCACGAATCATCAACTCCTTGGCCGTTTCAATTTCTTCAGGTAAAGAAGCACCATAAGCCCCCATGCCTAAATATTGTTGGATGTTACCCAATTGTTGCTTTTTCTCACCCAAAAAACGTTCTTCTGCTTCTTGAAGTGTTTCTTGGTCAATTGTTTCAGAATTTACATGACCCAATTCATCCATTAAATTTGAAATAACATTTTGATTTTCAATCGGTAAATCAGTAAAATCGCCATGATTTAGATATTCAGCAATTTGATGTGGGTTTCGTGTTCCCAAATGTCGTGTTACTACGCCCAAGGTATTGAGATATTCTCTTTCTAAACCTTCAGGGATAACAGGGGGATTCTTTAATGATGTTTCACGATAATCCGAATAACCAATAAAATTCAAAAAATCTTGTAAATTATCACCTGTAGATAATGGTACGCCGTAAGATTGCATATCTTTGAAATTATGTAGAGTCTTCTTTTGTGGTTCTTCAAATGGTCGAATATGACCTAATGCTGTTCGGATGTGATGGTCAATCATGGCTTGTCTATGGGACATTTTATCTGAAGCACCTTCACCGTATGCTTGTTCAGAAGTTGAAAATGTATCTTCCATATGGGGTACAGGAAGAACGTAACCACGTTTGCCCATAATTTCTTCATGTTCTTTGGGACTTTTTGTATGAAGGTAATTTGAATATTTCCCACTTGTAGAACTCTTATGTTCAGTAAAATTATTTTTTGTTGAGTCACCTTCACGAAGTAAAACACCATTACTATCGTGTTTTACCTGTGTAATATCACCCGGTGATAGAACATGTTCGGGTGGCATAATTACAGGTTTTTTGATGAGTTTTTCTTCCCCCTTTTCCCCTGACGCCAAATCCATAACTTTCTCTACGCTATGAGGTTTTACAAACGGGGCTACCAAACTTGAAATAGAATTCAAATTTTTGTTTACAATTAATCTCCCTGTATCAGAATCTAATTCACCAAAAATGGACTTACCAGTTTCCGGGTCCATTAACATGTGATGAATAAATTCTACATACGTGGCTAAATTTCTTCCTACACCACCACCTTCTGAAAACGCATCCCACCAATGTGAACCATGTGTTGTGGTATGTGTTCCATCTGAACTTACATCGAATAAATTATCTTCATTATCTTCAGGTCTTACACCAAATTTTGAACGTTTTACAGAAAGAATATTTCGTATATCTTTTGCTAATGCTGCTGAAGATTCATATCCGTATGCAGATTCAATTGCTGCATCAATGTGTTCTTTTGGTATAATAGGTCCTTCCATTTCTCCATACATTGGATGGTTTTCCATTGCCTCTTCTGTTTCGGGATGATACCCTGCTAAAAACAACAAATCTTGTTTTGAAAGTTTTGTGTGATTTTTCCCATCGGGTGTGTTCAAAACATCATGTTTTCCTGATGGAAGATATGATTTGTGATTTTTATGACTAATTTTTTTTACGTCATTCCAATTATACGATTCTTGTGCTTCGTTCCAAGATTTACCATCATGAAAATTAAATCGTGGTAATACATTAAGGAGTCCGTCGATATTTTGGAGTGGTTCGCCTGTAATGGTGTTTAAGATAGCCTCTCCTTCTTTTTCGTGACCCTTTGGATGGGTTTGGTCTTCACCATAATTATCATGCATTTCATGAATTCTTTCTAAAATTATATCTGCTATAGATTTTCCATTGTAATCTACAACTTCAGAATCATGCACTGCGGTATTCAAACCACCTTGAAGAAATCTATTTTCTCCTGAAAGAAAATCTCGTTCGTTACTTTCCATGATTTTATGAAAATTCGGTGCGTGGGTAGAAACTCCACGATGCCACCAATTAATTTCAGGCGTCATACGTTCCATAGCATTGAAAGCAAAACGAGCCTGTGGTATTGTAGTTCCATCGGGTAATTTAATCAGTTGGCTGTCTTTACTCACATTTCCTTTGTTTTCTAAATGGTCTAAAACTGCTGTTCGCTCTTCGGGCGAAAGCCATTCCATACCAAACATGTAACCTGTCCAACCTAAACCATGACCGTGGTATTTTCCTTTCTTACCGCCTTGTTCGATTTCTTCAAACGCTTGTTCGTAAGAAAACTCATCATCCGAAGCAGGTTCAAATGTTACATCTTCACCTTCCCATTCGTCTGCGCGACTATTGAAATGCTTTTTTCTTAAATCGTGTGAATCATCAACATTTCCATAACCATTTTCTAATTTCCAACGTCGAAAGTCACGCTCATACAAATCATCATTTGAACTTAATGCACCGCCTAAAGCACCGCCGAAAAGATACTTTCGCTCACCTTTGATTTGCTGCCCGAACACAACAGGACTTTTGTTTTTGATGGCATGGTCGAGCCATTCTTTTTCTCTTTTTGCAGCATGACTTGATTTGTTTTTTTCTCCTTCTTTTGTTGGAAGATACATTCTTTTCAAATGTTCTACAAATCTTCTTCTTTTTGTTATTGCATCTCTTCGCAATAATGGGTATGTTTCTTCTCTAAATGGGTGTCTATTGTGATAAGCATCACCGGGTGTAGTATTTGCGTCAGGCCAAACAGCATGTCTAATGCCTCTTTCTTTTGTGTTAGGAAGTTTACCAACCCAAGGATGTCTTGAGGGTTCACTACTTGCTCCTTCAATACCAACAGCCACAGGCGCAAATGGTTTTGCAAATAGTTGCGGTTCTTCGTCTAATGTAGTTTCTTTATCTTTGTAACCTTCTTCTTTCCAAAGAAGAACATTCATTGCCATGCTTTTGCAAACTAGAGTTAATGGGTCCGATGGTTTAACACTTAGATTGGCATAAGCCATCATGTATTCAGCAGCATTACGCTCTAAATCTAAACCATCATCGAATGATTTTAACAACTGGCTTTTTCTGAAAAGAAACAGATTTGAGGGGTCAGCCAACACACATAATCACCGCTCATACCAGCGGTTGAAAACTAGGACACGCATTTATATCCATACCTTGATGGGCGGGATGGTGACATCCTTCATGCGTTGTACCCCCACAAACACCGCAAATTTGTGGAGCATAACCGGCTTCACCGGCTTCACGCCTGTTAGCCATTTCATTGCCTTTTTTGACTAAAACTGGTTTTGTCATTGTATCACTTAATCCAATTTCAAAGGTTTTGATTCGCCGGAAGCATCTTCTCTTTCAGCACCTGTACCCTCATGTGGATTTAGTTTACGACCAAGCCCTTCCATTGAAACATTTTCTTTACCCTTCTTGTTCTTTGGCTTTGGTGCATCTTCAGTTTCAAGTGGTCTTTGGTTAGTAGAAAAGTATTGTGATGCTGTTTGGCCGCCTGTTTCTCTTACGAAATGTGGCACAGAGTCTTTACTCTTTTCAGGTGTAAAACCCGGTTGGGCTTTAGCCATTTTACCACCACAGCCCATTTTCATACAGCCGCCTTTTTCCATTTTTTCACCACACGACGGACATTTTTCAGCCTTTTCCACTTTAGCGTGAACTTTGTCACACTGTGCTTTTTCTTTTGCTGAACATTCGGAGTATTTCTTACCAAAGTTTTTCATGCAATATTTATTCTTCTCAGCCATGTCGGCCTTAGCCATTTTACCACCACAGCCCATTTTGCACATTCCTGCTTTGTCTAATTTACCACCTTTACAGTCCGGGCAATCTTTACCTTCAACTGCTTTTTCAATTCGACGTTCTATGGCTGCTGCTTTTTCAAGCAACTTTGTTGCTTCGTAACTGTATTCTTCAAATCGTGGCTTCACTGAATCATCTCCTTGCTTCTTGCTCCTTCTGCCATTTCATGTATGTCATCCCAACTCATAGAGTGGAATTCTTCATTTGATTGAGGCATCATAAAACCGTTTTCATTTTTCAAAAGAATTGGGTCATCGTTTCGGAATGGGTCGGGTAGTACATCTTCAGCAAACGGTGTAGCCGTTTTTACAAAACCTGCTTTTTTGAGCATGGCTTCGGGATTTGAAAACATAGAACGAAGACGTTGATTTTCTGCTTTCAAAAGTTGTAAGTCACTGTCCATACCTTCCATCTTTGTAATAAGAGCGTTCATCAAACGCTCGGTTGTAGAAGGCTCTTCAGCCAAATTACTCACCTTGATTTACACGGCGTCCGAATGTTCCAGCGTGTGGGCGCATAGCAGAATTGTGCCGACCGGAGGAAATGAAGCCCGGAAGTGTTTGACCGGACACAACACCTGAAGGAGATACGGATGCATCTTGGAACTTCACAACAGCAGCGTTACCTGCAAAATGTTCTTCAGGGACGTAATTGTTACCCTTTTGAACGGCTGCGTGAATATCATCAGATAGATAATCTGCAAACTTTCTAATTTCCGACAAATGTGTTTGTGCTGAAGTAGCATCACCATCTGCTAGAGCCTTGTTAAAAGCCTCAGTATGTTGTTGCAACTTTCGCGCCATCGGGTCCATTTTTTTCAAATCCATTGTGAACACTGTCCTTTCGCATGATGCTCTTGTTTATGAGGCTTTAGGCCCCTCTTGGCCTTCGGGCATTCATTAGCGCTTGTTGATTACGCATTCCCTGTGTCGGAGCAACCCCTCTTTGTTGAACTGAAGTAACTGGTGAACCACTACCCGGTGAACCTCTTTGTTGTGGTCGTGCGGGACTTCTCGGAGTACGAATACCCATTCCTTCACCACCGGGTTGTGAAGGTGGCATCATTGGTCGTTGACCCATACCCGGTTGCGGTGGCATCATTGGTGGCATACCGGGTGGCATCATACCCCTTCCACCCATCATTGGGGGCATCATACCTCCCGGTGGCATACCCGGTGGCATCATCGGGGGTGCGCCTCCGGGTGGCATACCTCCGGGGGGTGGTGCGCCACCCGGCTGCGCGGGGGGTTCGGGGGGTGGTTGTGTGTAAGTAAATCGAATATCACGGTCACCTTGTTCTTTCAATTCAGGTTTGTAGCCTAACATCATCATACGTTGTGCAAGGTTGACTTCCATTTCATCACGGCGTAAACGAGTAATTTCATCTTCTTCTTCATTCGGATAAAGAGTTATTTTCCAATCCGTAATGCCCATATTTTTCAATAATTTAGGGAATAATAATTGTGTGTAAACTTTCTGACCAAATTCAACTGCACGATTGGTAACAAGAATTTGAAGACCTTCATTATTCAAACCACCGGACTTACCATTATCGACCATAAAAATACTCGATACACCAAAGAATGCGGCAATACGATTACGGATTTCATCACGCACAGCAATGTATTGCATCTCTTCCAACGTGTCCATAAACTTGACCCAGTTTACACCACCTCTACCGCTACTTGATTCAATACCAACTTTTGGAATGTAATGTGGGTCACGCTCCATTTTTTCATCAACGGATTTCCAAAACGATTTCATTGATTCTAGGTTGTCTGTTGTAACAGAAATAATACCTTTTGGAGAACGGCGTTTTTGATATGCTGTGTACATGTAGTTGTCCATTGCTGTCAATGTCATGGCTTGACGCCACATTGTATTTACAGGTGAAGTACCGTACAATTTTGATGGTTGATATTTACTGATGTGAATTACTTCGCCATCAACGTAGTATTGTGTTTTACCGCTTCCAGCCATATTGACATAGTGAACTTCATGCATTTTACTACCACAAATTTCACAATTTCCTTCTTGACCCGGACTGTGTACTTGGTCACGATGAATCAAGCAAGTTTTGTATCGACCACCACGAACACCACGTTTGTCCGCAACAATACGCATGAATACAGGGTCACCTCTTACAATATCTTTTACGCGATAAAATGAAACTTCATTTGTTTCCGGGTCCACGTAGTATTCTTTGACCAAAACAAGGAAAGCATCATCGACAATTTCCAAATCTCTTTCAATTTCGTGTATAATCTGCATAAAGGTTTGGTCCATACTATTTTCATTGTTGAGAAGCCATTTTGCATACGTTGTTTGGTCTACATCAGGTTTACGTGTTTCACCGCCACAAGTTGGGCAAACTTCTTCTTCGTGTTGAAATTCTTCATCACATTCAACACATTTGCTCATGAATTTTTTTTCCCAATAATACCCACGACGAAAAATCTCTTGGCCGAGTTTTGATATTACAGTGCGAAGAATTAGATTTTCTTTTGATACCGCATATAGTGCAGGGATTGTAATACCCTGCGCCATAATTGGTTCTTGAATACCACTTGACCAAAGTGGCATTGTCGGTGTAGGCGTTTGACGCCTTTTGAACGGTTTTGATAAAGCCGATAAAAATCGAGATATTCGCCCTTCTTCATCTTCAGCCATATCATAATCCCTCCGCGTACTTTGTCAAATCTTCAGCCCCAATGCCCCAATCTTGTAACAGCGCATCGGCTTTGTTTTTATCATCTTTCCAGTTTTCAAAGGTTACAAGACGCTTTAATTCACTTTTTCGTGTTGTATCAGCATCATCTATGTATTGAAGAACAGCCTTTGCTTGAGTTTCCTTCATTTTCAAATGTGGTAAAATACCTTTGAGTAATTTTTGAATATCTGCCTTTGAATGAAATAATAGTCGATGTGTTGTTCGATTGCTTTTTTTGCTGATTCTTTGGTCAAGAGCAAGCACACCACAACCAAGAGCCTTGTGCATTTGTTCACAATGTGTTCGACCACGTGTACCTGTTGCTACAAACGAAGCACGTGGTTCACCTCGGTCTGTAATAAAAATACTTCCATCAGCGTCAAGGAAACCCGCTGCATATGACCAAACATCTTTGATAATCAAACCCGTATGGTCCATTTTTACAAAAGTACCTTTGTTGACACCTTTGTAAATATCTTCTTCTTCACCATAAATTTTGAGAAGTTTACTCATAGTAGCGGGTGTCATTTTTTGTTTGTGAAGAATTTTTTCTTCAACACCCTTTTCTACAATTTGACGACTTGATAAAGGACCCTTTTCTTGCAATACTTTTGCAGCAAATTGCAATGCATTTTGTTGGTGTTTTGCTAAATTTTCCGTTTGCCTTAATGTTGTACGCCACATTTTTTTGGCTGTGCTACGGTCTGTCATTGCTGAAGCCCATGCTTGTTCTTCTTCAACACCCCAAGCATGTTCGTGTGAATCTAATTTTTTTAATGTAGATTCTGCTTTTTCATACATTTCACAGGCTTCAATAAGTGAGGAAGAGCGCGTTTCACCAAATTTACGTAATGATTTCAAATTGATGTCTGACAATCCAAGATTGCGAATTGCGTAATCATGTTCATCAGACCACGACAAAGACTTGATAGTGGCTTGTGTTTCCAATGCTTTGAGTGTGCGTATGTCTTCAATCATCCCATCAATTTCATCTGACTGAGTTTTATCGTGTCTTCGCATTTTACGAAGAGAGCGAATCATTTCATCAGCGGAACGCCCAATTGAACTTTCCAACCACCCATCGCCATTTGGTGGAAAACTAAACGACTTGTACACATTCGATGTTGAAAGTGAAGATTTTAACGGTTGTTTAGGCATGTCTTCTAAAGCAAAGTTTGGATGTTGCGAAAGAGAAGAAACTACTGATTTTGTCAAAATATCATCAACCTGTACAGGAAGGTCGTAATCATCACCCAACAAAGACGACCCCCACATATGACCACCCAATTGTCCTCATCTTATAGGATTAATCCTTGAGCAAATGTTCCCATGCTTTTTTCATTGCTTTTTTGTCAGGCTTCGACGTATCTTCAGGTTTTTTTGGAGCGTGTGGTGTCACTGCAATAACAATCGCCATACCTTTTTTCTTTTTCTTATCATCTTCTTTCATGGTATCATCCATCCATCATTTGTTTTAGGTTTTTTTCCACCGGCAAACCAATCGTCAAATCCGGGGAGGTAGTCATCAAGGAGCATTACGCTTCCCTTGAATTCTTTTGTAGCCCAATTAGACAAAGCAAGGGCCATAGCCAAGTCGTCATGCACTCCAACGGACTCAAGCCGCCCATTTTTTTGCATTCCAAATCGAGTAAGTTCTTCTTCCAACTTGTGTGTAAACTTCTTGCTACGCTCATCACCATAGGGGGTTTTGATTTGACCTTGCTCAAATGCCAATAGAAGTGACATAAACAAACTCTCCTTCTTCGTGCGCGTAGTCATGAAAGTGCGAATTGGAATATCTTCACGAAGTTCCTTTAATTCAGCCTCAAACATTCTTTGGAAATTGTTACCTTCAAGTTCGATAAGGTCAGGTTGGAAACGACTGTTGAGAAGAACCATCTGTCGTTTTTGTGCCATAGAGTTCATTCCTTTTTCGTGTACAACATTGACAATCTGTTTGATGTTTGCTTCACCGGGCGGTAATCGCATTGTCATCATGGCTGTATAGTCAGCATTTTTGTCAGAAGCAATCGCAGGGTCCCAACCGATGAAGTGTTGCCCAAATACACCTGAACGTTCTCCTTCTTCATTGTAATCTGATTCAGCCTTGTCAAGCAAAACCAATTCAGAGTCACGTGCAGTTTCAAGAAGTGACATTGGAAACATACTCGCTACGTCATGAATTGGCTCGCACAAATACTCACGTGTAAATTGCATGGCTGGCATCGACATACGACGTTGCTCTAATGCTTCTAAATCCCAACGTTCGGGCCAAAGCGGTTCTCCTTCTTTGTTAATCGCGGGATATGTCTCAACAGTGTACATGTCTTTCTGTTCCAATTCAGCATACAAGTCATTGTAACTAAACGGTGTACCCACCATCATCAAACGGGCTGTGTGGTGAAGAACAGGAAGAAGAACAGCATAGAACCAATCGGCGGCTTTCTGAAGTTCGCTACCTGTGGTCCCCCATAGAATATCGTCACAGACTACAACATCAGGGTGGAAACCACGTGTTGCACCACCAACCGACTTTGCCATCATACGAGAACCATTGGTAAAGTCAAAGTAAGACTTTGCCCAAGGACGACCTTCGGGTTTCAGATGATGAAGACATTCTGTATTCTCAATGATATTCCGAATCATTCTCATGTGTTCAAGAGTCTGTTCCAAAGAGTGTGAAAAAATCATGATGTGGGTATTGGGATTGAATGCAGCAATCCATAGAGCATAGGACATAAAAAATACAGATTTACCGTGGTCACGACTTGCTTTAACGCAATAGTATCTGTTTTCTTCCAATCCTTTTTTCCACATTTCATGATGATAATTAAAATGCACATCGTAACCAAGGTCGGCAACTTCACTGAAAAAATACTTGAAAGACTTCGCAGACATTTTACGGTCCATTTCAAGAATGAACTGTTTCATGTCTCCGTTTTCCATAATATCATCTCATCTTCAAGAATACTTCTGAAGCAAAAATACCCACATCATGTGGACTCATGCCTTTGAGTAGGTCACCGTAAACTTCCATGAAAGCGGGGATGAAGCCCTTAACAGCCCACGGGTCATCATCATCTTCTTCGCCCCAATCCTCATCTACACCGTAATAATTTTGATTTATTTCTTCACCCGGAAGTCCTTGTTGTCGATATTGTTCAATTTGTTCCGGTGTAAGGACAGATGTATTGTCTAAAACATCAAAAGCCCAATTACTATTTTCATCTATTTTACCTCGTTGGTTTAAGTTATTATACGCACCAACAGCCGCATCAACATTCGCATCTGGTTTTACTTGTTGATTTGCAAGAGAACTATCTACCATAGATTGTGGTGGTGGTGTTTCTTCAGCAGCCGCAACAATTCCCCCAAGACCTGTTTGCTTTGTGGGTGCTGGTGTATGAACCGGTGCAGGTGCAGGTGCAGTTTCGGGTGTTTCTAAAGGATGCGGGGGGGTGAAAGTTTTTGGTTTGGAATGCGTGCCAGCCTCATCTACAGTATGGTCATCGTGTATATCAGTCGTACCTTCTACTTCAGCAGTTTGTTGTTCCTGAAGTTCAAGAGGAGTAGCCGTACCAATATCAGCCGTTTCTGTTCTTATTCTTGATGGTGCTGGCCCTCTATATGTCGGTGGCATACTCATGTAAGAAGCGGGGTTCAAACCTTGATATGTCATCAAAGCACCTGTAGGCGCATTCAAGGCTCCGGTCAAACTTCCGCTTTGGCTTGCATTCGCAAGAGCATCCATACCAGCAAATGCACCACCTAAAACTGCCAATGGCTTTCCAACAAAACCAGCAGCGCCCTTTAATCTATCCATTAACTTCGGTCCACGACGCATACTATTCCAATAATTACGCATTGATGTATTGGGTTTAGGGCCACCAGCACCAGCACCTTCTGAACCACCCATTGTCATCAGCATTTGTGGGCCACCTTCCGCGCCTTGGGCAAGCGTGAAATTCGACTTTAACACCAAAACAGATTTCTGCATCATACATCACCTGTGTTTACTTTGATTACTTTGACAACCTTTGGGTCAACCTTGAATGTTTTAGCAATACGATGCCAGTCACCCGTAGAATGTGAAATTGAATGAACGTCTTCACGTGTTAAATTCAAATGTTTCGCAAGAAGTTGTGCATTACGAAAATGTGGTTTGATGTGTTTTTGAATTTGAGAATCATCTTTTGCATCAGCCAATTGTAGTTCTTCTAATCCCTTCAATACTCTATCCATAATTGGTAAATGACTGTCATTAGATTTCATCCATTGTTCAAGCAAAGTTTGTTTTGGGTCACCGAATACTTGTTGGAATTCTTGTTCGGGTGTTACATCCGGTTCTCGGTATCTTTGTCGCGCTTCAGGTATTTTGACACCTGCTTGCCCCATGAAATGTTGCATTTGTGCGGGGTTAAAACCTGCAATTGCCTCTCTTGCTTGCATAGTTCGTGCTGGCAAAGCACGTGGTTTTACCATAACAGGTCGAGAAGGAGTTGCCACGGCTGCGGGGGGAGTCGGTTGAGGTTGAGGCCGTGCAACCGGAGGTGTGGTGCGAGAGGAAGGCCCCGTAGCCGTGACTTGTGGTGGTAATTGCTCTATAGGAACTGCATCGGGTTCAGAAGCGGCATCTCTACCCGGCTGTACACCTTGTAGAGTTTCAAATGATGGTGATGTTGGAGCATAGTCTTCTGTGCGGTGCGTAAATGCATCCATATGCGGAGCGAAACCTTCGCTTGTCATCAAACCGGTTTCAGGGTCTATTTGAGGAAAATTACCAATTTTTGCACTTTGCATTGGAGTTTCAGGAATTTCCCCAACACCCATACGAACTGTATGACCACGTGCTGAAGCCTGATGGTCTGCCAATGCTTCTACAATTGTTTGGTATCTATCAGCATGTCGAAGAGCCATTTCATTATGGGGTAATCCCATCATTTCAAGTTCTTCACGGGTAATTTCATGTTCACCCATGTGACTTCTTCCATCTTCGCCTACAGCACCTGATTTTCTTGCAAGAGCAAACAATCGCGCAGCATTTGTATGCGTACCCGCGCCGCCACTTGGTGAACCCGACCTTACGTATTGTTTATGTTGGTCAAGAGTAAGTCCTTCTTCACCAGCACCGTATTTTTCATTCATGTAATTCAATACATCATTAGCGTCACCCTGTCCTGAACGACCAAACAAAAACATAAGCGATGGCGAATTAGCAACATCATCAATTAAACGCTCTCGCAAACCATCATCTGTCAAAGCATCTCGTAAATTTACTTGTGTAAAATCAGGTTTCAAATGACTTCCTAAATTAATTTGAATTGGAACATCAGGAACGTGGTCTATGCCTTGTTCTAATGCTTCCATAATGTGTTGATGTGTTCTTCGTTTCAAATCAACAGATTTTGGACCACGCTTTCCAATTTTCGGATAGTGCATAATTTTTGGAAGTTGATGTGTTACTTCCCAAGAATGTATAGCCTCGGCATCAGGAAAATATCCTTCAGGTGCAAAACCACGATACCTATCAGGAATATTTTCATCAGGATGGTCATTGTATGTGGAATAAGTGTGGGGTGCTTGTCTATGAGCGTAAATGTATGGGTATCTTGTAAATTTTAAATTTTTAACTTCATGTGAAGGAATACCCAAAGTGTTTGTAAGAACTTCATTAAGTTGATTGTAAAATGGTACATAGCCACTTTCAAGAAATTTTCCAATTGCAGCGGTATCGTAATTGTTATTGTGTAAATACGTAATTAATGTTCCATTGTCTGTTCGTGTTGGTGCATCTTGACCCTTTTCTTTACTCGTAACCAAAGGTCCAACACGAATTTTTCTCCACGCTACACTATCTACGCCCGGTAAACTATGATGTTCCGACATGTTGTGATTTTCGTTAAAGTCACGAATTGCTTTATCGACAACAGCCTTTGGGTCAACAGTTTTACCACGCGACGACAAAAATTTTCCGACTTCATTTATGACAGCATCAATACCGTGTCTAAATTCTCCTCTATTCGATAAATAGACTTGTTCACCAAAATTACCCGGTACAAATTCACCTTCATCGTGTTTACCATCGCCATCGTGAGCAAACGGTGGAATATCCATTTCTTTT